ATAACGACGTATTGCTCCCGCCGTTAAAAACAGACTACTCTATATATTACACATATGCAACCTTTATGTTCTAACCATAGGCCTCATGTTCTAACGGTTCCCAAAGAAAAAACGCATAGATGAATATTCAAATAAAGACACGGTTCCAGAGTTTACACTGTAAACCCATGAGGCCCTACACGTAGGCGCGCCTATTTATAATGAATAGCAACCGCCCAAAGTTTACAGTGTAAACCCAAAGCTTCCCCCTGCAGATGTAGTATCTACCGGCACCCCTTGTTCTTATAGGCTTGCGGTTTCATGGTGGCGCAATCGGTGGCGCTGGGTATGCTGCATTGCCGCATATCTCATTAAATCCATGCTGCATCGCAGAATCGCTCACGCCCACCCGTTACATTATAACATAACACGCCCATCCGACACCCCTATGGGGGAATTTTCCAACAGCCATTACATAAATACCCTTTCGGATTTTTGTGACCAAATAATCCCCTATAGTAACACCTGTGGAACCAATAGCCCCCAAAGCCCATAGGCCTTGAGGGTAGCTTAGTATAATATTTATTGATGTTAAATGATCTCATCATTACCACCTACAGGGACCTAGTACTGGTTTCTTAGCCAACTATAGGTAGGTAACTTTGGGGTCCTTCCTACAATGTCCATTATTACATCCACGTTAGGCTCTTAGGCTCCTGAGGCCCTTTGAGGAACAATGATGTATCTTTGAACTTCTCTAGTTCCTGCATGAATATGTCGTTCTTTCTAACATCCATCTCTTTGTCAGCATCAGCAGCCATCTGTTCGACCCAGTAGGCCACAGCTATAGCTAGGGCATCTAGTCTATCGTCGTGTCCTAAGGCCCCACGGTCCTTGCTGATCCTAGTCATCTGGTGGATCAGGGTGTATCGACTAGCCTTCTCAGGTGGGTAGTGTTGTACACTCTTCCAATCCTTCTCTAGGACCTTTGGATCGATGACCAATCTGTGTTGGTTCATCACAGGCTCTAGGGTATCGATGATCCTAAGTTCCTTCTGTTTACTATGACGCACCTCTTCAATGGTGCAGGGGTACACACGGTTAAACACAGGCTTGAGTAGTTCAGTGAACATACCGTCACCAAAGTTACTTTCGATGATTGTGTAGTTAACTTTGTACTGTTTAGCGAGAAAGGCCAAAGCCTGTAAGGTTTCGGGTCCATAGCCACCTTTTAATCCCCCTGCATCCTTAACATATAGGATACCGTTTTGCATCTTAACGATAGCGTAGGCTGTCTCATCCTGTCCTCGTCCTGAGGGGTCAATGGCTAAGACTGATCCTGTGTACTCTAACCACTCTCCTAGGGTCTCTACAGGCCCGTAGAAGCGGTCTCCTGACAAGGCTAGGTTGGGTAGGTCTTGGATGGGGATTGATTTACCCCACACCACCTTCTCTGGGGCTTTGTCGTTATCTACACCCATGACAATTAGGTCTGAGACCTTCAATGGATACTTGTCACCATCGGACAATGAGGTGTCCAACATGAACTGTAGGGCAAAGCCTGATCGACCATAGCTCAACTCCCGTTCAGTTAGGTCTTCATCATCGAACCTGAGAGAGTCTGTAGGGGTCCCTAGGAGGCTTTGGTCATTATCTAGGGCGTCCCCTACCAAGGGAGCCAACCTGTCGCTGTACTTGCCTCTCAGGGCCTCTGAGGGGTAACGGGCAGGCCATATCCTTAGTTCATATCCACGGTTTCTTAGCTCTTCATATAAGCTCATCTCGCATTGTGGGGTGCCAAGGTAGATCACCCGACCATCTGGCTTGAGGACCGCATCGAACTCCTTGACGCTCTCCCCAAGTTTCTCCCTCATCATCTGTGTTGCGGAGTTGTTGGGTACTTCCACATCGTCTGCAATAATCACGTCTGCTCGACTTCCTGTTAATTGCCCCGATATACCTACGGATTTCACTGAAGGTGACCCAGATGCTCTCGCTGGGCCAACGTCGAAGGCAATCTTTGACCATCGTTGGGTGTCCTTTGCTATTAGGTGCTGACATATTGGAAGTTGAGTTATGATTTGTTGTGAGAATGTACTGAAGTCATCGGCTCTACTCTTAGAGGCCGACACAACCATGAATTTCTTGTCGGGGTCTAGGAGAAGCTGGTGAACGACATAGGCACAGGTGATATAGGACTTCCCTACCCCCCGAAAAGCTTGGATGACCATACGCCTAGGACCACCTTGTAGGTAGTCAGCCATGTCATACTGTATCGGGGTGGGGTCTGGTAGGTTGAGATGCTTCCAGACTAGGTACAGGAAGTTCCTAAAGTCTCGCAGTTGTGCGGGGACCTCTGTTGTCATTGTTTGAATTGGGAACCTTGTATTTCTGCGTCACTAAAGGGCAAAGCCTCTAGCAGATTGCTAATGGGACTATCGGGGACCGCTAGGGCCTCAATGTGGTTATCTTTTAAGAACTTTACAGCTACGCTGATTTCAGCGGCTGTTGCCTCACCAGTTTGAATTTTATCCAAAAGCTGATGGGCAACGGCACTGTGTAAAGCATCCAAAAGATCGAAGGATGCTTTTGTACTCATTGTATCTCTTTCTTTAATTATTACTGCATGGCCCAGACCGTAAAGCCTACTAGGAGAACTAAGGCTATGCCCACAGCCAAGCTGCCACCTACGACAGCGGCCTCTTGCATATCCTCTCGTTTCTGTTGTTTGGTTTTTCGTTCTAAAGCTTGCCTCTGTTTTTCTTCAAAGGCAGCTTCTTTCTGGAGCTTTATAATATCGGTCCACGCATAGAACCCAAATCTGGCTATGATTAATGCTTTTATCTCTGCAATATGCTCATCGGCCAATTTCTGATCGATTATGGTTTGAGTAGGAGACTTGCCTACGGCTCTCTCCTGTCTCTCTTGATGTTTGAGTTGTTTTTTACCCTCAAAAAGATCGTCCACCTGAGATGCCAAACTAGACATATCCTGCGCTGCATTGAGACCCTTAGATATGATCTCTGCTGATTTTTTGACGAGCGCGATCCCTGCTAAAATCTCCGCTACAGCCATGTGTTAACCGCTCTTGCTCCCGCTGCATTGCCAGCGTTTACGAGAGAGCCTTAGGGGACTGTTGGGGTCCTTTGCGGCCTTTGGAAAGTCTTTCATTTGACCCATAGACCGCGCACAGTACGCATCACCCTTTGAGGTGTTTGGTCTAACACGGGGTCCACCATCCTTGGCGTTCCCTGCCTGACCATAGCCTACCCTTCTGTTTCCAACCTTTTTGTATCGGGCTTTTTTTGTACTCATTAACCCTATTTCCTTTTCGGTTGTCTTTTTAGGTTATCTTTTGCTGAGACCACCCTCAGGTTTGCAGGGCTGTTGTCATCAGCATTGTAGTTTTTGTGATCTACATGCTTTCCATCGCCCACCTTGGCGCGTCCTTGATTGATCATGTACCGTCTAGCTTTGTTACGGTTTGATCTGCGTCTTCGCTGCTCTGGGGTGCCGTGGTAATCTCTGTATTCTTTCTTATAGTCACGGCTCATTTAGCTGTGCCTTTCATCTTATCGAAGGTCCTGAGACCCGCGAGACCCAACATTGCCATGACAAGCTCAAACAGAGCGTCCATAGGAACCTCAGGTAATAAAAATAAAGGTACTCCAAACATTACTGCGATCCATGAGGCAAAGGGGTGACCCACAAATGCCCAGAAGACGCCTATACTGCATGTCCAACCAATAGCTGGACGCCAACCAGCAACCCATATGCTTCTATGGGCTGCTTCTACTTTGTTGGTCTCTGCTTGCATCTTGTTGACTTCGTTAGCAGCGGTCACTAGCTCAAGCTCAATCTTTTGCTTGGCTAATGCCGCCCCTGCTTTATCAGGTATGCTTTTATCAACGATCTTCAGAATGTTTGGAAGCACCGTAGCTAGTGCTTGCAACATTGTTTATTAAACTCCAAATATTTTAAATATGTATCCTAGACCTATTTGGTCTGCAAAGAATAAAGCTGCACCACCAAGTACAAACCACTTAATTTGTATTAAGACCTCATGGATACCCCTAAGGCATTTCTTCATGTCCTCTGTGGTGTCGTATAGCTCTCTAATGTTTTGATCTTGTCGTTCTATTAGCCACTCTGTTTTGGCTAGTCGGGTTTCTACGTCATCCACAATTTAAACCTAGTCCTTCTACGTTTTGTGCAAAAGAACCCTCCCACCAAGAATAGTACAAACCATCTAGTTCAATAGACATTTCATCTGGATGATTGAAGGTATCTTTGTAAGAACCTAGTCCTGAGGGTTTCTTTGAATTTTTAATCATATATGAAAGGCTTGGGTCTGCGTTTTCTACGCACCGCCTTCCTCTTTCCTCTGCGTATTCCCAAAAGTCTGAAACAAACTCAGAGCCAGCGTAGTAATGAAGCATAATGATGTTTTCAGTTGCATCTATTACTGCATTGTATCTCCGCTCTGTTAAGTCTTTCGGATGTCCTGAGAACCAGTGGTAACCCGCCTGTACGTTTATAGCGTCTACGTTACCAAAAGATGTAGCTTCTAACGGTTCTAAAAAGAATGAAGCGTTCCCATTGTAAGCTATGTTGCCTTTTAAATTTTCACGCCTTTTGTAGTTCTTAAATGAGAACGCATTTGTATCTTTACTAGGCACTAGATTGTACTGTTCAAATATATGTTTTACGTCCTCTTGTACCTCTTCCAAAGTGTTGATGTCTTTGTTGTACATATACCCGATAGAGCATCTGTTCTTTAGAGGGATACCGAATACCCAGCCATATGGTCTAGCAATGGTCAGTGTATAGTTAAACCTTGGAAAGTCCCAATAGCACTGCGTCACATATACAGAGTTTACTGGTATGTAAGGCGATAACTTACAGTCTTCATAATCTTTTGGTTTTCCAGAACAGTCTAAGATGAAATCTGCATCAAGGTTTGATACATCCACATTCATTCTTTTAATGTTTACGTTCTTTGAAATCTTATCTTCCACATAGTCTTGGAGCTTCAAAGCGTTGAAGTGTATAGAGGTTGCTGGGCTTGGGAAGTCATGCAAAAAGGGGGTATTGGTTTTACCCCATCCCTGCTTGTAAATACCTGTCTTAATAGTCCCATCTACTTTATCAAAGTCTCTGGGTGAGAAGTTAACACACTGTTGTAAGCGTGAGGGTAGGGTTAGGTTGGACCCCTCCCCTACCGCCTGTGGTTTTATGTTCGGATCAAAGTACCAATCCACTTCAACACCAGACCATTGCGTGAAGTAAGCTGCCGACATACAACCAGCCGTTCCTCTACCTACTACTGCTACTTTAGTCATTTAATACATTACCCCTAAACACTATGTCAGGTGTTTCTAGAGGCCAATTTGGGTGACTAGTCGCATCCCTGAGAGATTGTCTGTAGTCAATCAAATCTTGATCTGGGTTCATGTCTGGAAGCATCATAAAGTCTGTGCGTTTTAATTCGTTATCCCGCTGCTTTCGATAGTTTTTTGACATCTCATCCAATTCATATTGTGTAATTGGTGGTTCTGTTTCTTGATACTCACTCCAATTACTTATTGGTTCATCATCCTCAACAATAATACCTTGTCGGGTGAGTTTGTGATAAAATATTTTAGTCAATTTATTGCCTTTTTAAGTTATAACCACCAAATTCTGAGACTTCCAGCGGCACCGCTTCCTCCTATACCAGAGCCGCCACCACCTGGAACTGCACCATTACCACCAGCACCAGAAGCACCGTTTCCAGAGTATGTAGAAACTACACCAGCACCAATTCCACCATATGATGTCCACCCCTTTCCCCCACCAAAATCTAAGAAATAATTGTTATCGGAGTTTGATGATACAGCACCAATTGATGTACCCCAGACGTTTCGCTGTTCATTAGGAGTTGTACTTCCAAAGGAATTTGCAGGAACTGTTACACCTGTAAGAACAGGTACTGAGTTATTTGCTGAGAATTGAAAATGATTACCTTGTAGTCCAGAAGTCGATGTAATGGCAGTAGATTGTACAACATGGCAAGTCCTGTCTGATTGGGTGTTTGTACTTTTCACACTCCCGCCCAAAGTTATTGTGCTTGGTTGCATCGCTCCCGATTGCCACGCACCTGTAGCGCCTTGCCCTGCCGATATTGTAAAGGTTGTTCCATCAATACTACCCGCCGATCCTACAATCATCATAGAGCCAGCACCATCACCACCAAACTTCCATGAAGTATTGCCCGAATAATAACTAGAATTTCCACCAGCACCACCACCAACTAATAACATCCAAATAATATCGTCAGCATCTAGGCCACTATAATTAGTACGTGTGAAAGTGCCTGATGTACTTATTGTGGCATTTGGTGTCGAAGCAAAATTAGGTTCAAAAGTCAGTCCAACAGGAGGTGCTTCACCAATATCATTTGCATAAAACATATCCTTAGTGGTTTGATCTATGCCTGTGAGGTTCTGTAAAGCCCTAGCTGCCGTTATGACAGAGGTTCCCCCCACTTCAAGAGATGCAGCGTTTGTAACACCGCTTCTAACCTCTAATCCCTCAGTGCTACCAGCAACTACACGCCATTCATCATTGTTGTGGAATTGCATGTAGGTATCTGCATCTCCATTATGAGTGATTGAGTCACGAAGACTAATATCCTCAACGCTGGTGATACTTTGTCCACCAAAAGATACATCACCTGTGAACGTACCACCACCAAATGGATCACCTGAGGGACCAGCGGGACCTTGAGGTCCAGTGGGACCAGCTACTGTACTATCTGCACCATCTGCGCCAGCGGCACCAGTAGCACCTGAGGGTCCCTGTGGTCCTGTGGCCCCATCTGCACCAGCGGGTCCTGTAGACCCTGCCGTTCCTTGAGGCCCTTGTGCGCCTGTAGTTCCTTGAGGGCCTGTAGCACCAGTAGCCCCATCGTCACCCTGAGGGCCTTGTGCGCCTGTAGTTCCTTGAGGTCCCGTGGCTCCTGTAGCTCCATCGGCTCCTGTAGCACCTTGAGGACCTGTGGCTCCTGTAGGCCCCGCTGGGCCTTGTGGTCCTGTCGCACCTGTAGCACCATCGTCACCAGCAGCACCTTGAGGTCCTGTGGCTCCTGTAGGCCCAGCGGCACCCTGAGGACCTGTCGCACCATCAGCACCAGTATTGCCCGTAGACCCTTGAGGTCCATCGGCTCCTGTAGGCCCAGTGGAACCCTGTGGGCCTGTAGGTCCATCAGCACCAGTATTACCTATAGGCCCTTGAGGTCCATCGGCTCCTGTAGGCCCAGCAACACCTTGAGGTCCTGTGGCTCCTGTAGCACCTTGAGGACCTGTGGCCCCGTCAGAGCCATCGGTTCCATCTACACCATCGGCTCCCTTTTGTGCTACTTTCTGCCAATATGTTGTGTTTGTTGTAGCAGTACCTGTTGGTACATCTTGTTTAGCAACGAATGTCTCACCGCTATGATAAACGGCATCCTGAGACACATAAGTTGTTGTGGAACTCCAAGTTCCTTGCCAACCTATGCGTACCCTGCCTATATTTATTGTTCCCATTTTAAACTGTACTCACTGAAAGGTAGCCATTTGAACTGATTGTAAAATCATTGTCACTTGCACTACCGTAATATTCCATTTGAAGGATACCATCGGCTGTGATGCCCATGCGTCCAAAAGCTAAACCAAGAGGTGTTGATCCCATGTTACCCGTAGGTCCTTGGGAACCTTGTACACCTGTTTCTCCTTGTATACCCTGAGGCCCCTGTGACCCTGTTAAGCCTTGGTTTCCTTGTGGCCCTTGGGAGCCTGTAGGTCCTGTGGCTCCTGTGGGTCCTTGAGGGCCTGTGGAACCTTGGGGGCCTTCATCACCCGTAGGACCAGTAGAACCTGTGGCTCCTGCGGCACCTATAGTCCCCTGAGGGCCTGTGGAACCTTGGGGGCCTTCATCACCCGTGGGACCAATAGAACCTGTGGCTCCTGTAGCACCTATAGGCCCCTGAGGGCCTGTAGCTCCTGTGCTACCTTGTAATCCTGTAGTTCCTTGCGGTCCAATAGGGCCTGTGGCTCCTGTGGGTCCTTGATCACCAGTAGCACCTGTAGGTCCTTGGTCACCTGTGACGCCAATAGGACCTTGTAAACCTGTAACACCTTGTAGGCCAGTTAAGCCCTGTGCGCCTGTAGCACCTGTAACACCCGTAGGTCCTGTAGAACCCGCAGGGCCTTGAACACCTTGAGGGCCTTGAGGACCTTCTAATCCTACGGGACCTTGGGAGCCTGTAGCACCTGTAGGGCCTGTAGAACCTTGAACACCTTGAGGACCACTTGAAAGAAAGAAATCTAAGATACCTGTTGATGCATCATAGGTAGAATAACCAGTTGATCCATAGGATAAGTTATTCATCCTAGTCTGTAGCGTATACAGTTCATTTCTGACTGATTTGGCTTCCGCTAGGTTGGATGCTGATGCTGTATTAGACCATCCTTTTGTAGCTACATCATTATTATCTACAGGGTCTGCAACATTAGAAATCCTATTGTTTTCTGCATCCCATAACCCTGTCGATCCAGATACGTTTATGGATAATAAAGTACGGTCTCTAGCTTCTTCAGCTAGATAAAGAGCCTGTGTGGATGCCGTATTTAAAAGGCTTGCTTTTAATAAACCAGCCTCTTGGAACGTAACAGCGGGGGTAGTAGCTGTCAGCCTCTCTATAGTAACTTTAGCTCCTAGAGGTGGTGGTGTAGTAATGTTAATTGTGTTTGCAGAAGTGAAGGTAAAATCTGTTGTAACTACACCAGCTACAAAAACAAAGACCTCACTCTGGTTCATATAATTAAAGGGGATGGTGAAAACAGTATTAGCACCATCTCCTATAACAGTAGATATTGTTGTCATAATTTACCTGTTAAACTCAAATAATTGAACGCCCGTAGTTCCTTGTATTTTTCTGGCAATAACTTCCTGTTTTAGCCTTGGGAAATTATCAACAGTTAGCTGTCTTCCTAATGCAACGTGCATTGCAATAACTTTTCGGGTCAGTTTCACTTGCATATTTTGACCGTCTTCAGTCATCTCAAATGACCTACCAGCCTGTGCGTATTCTGGGGAGTTGAACAACAAGCTAAGGTTTTGCATCAAGGTTCTACCACCTACTTTTGCCTGACCTGTTTGTTTTTGGAAGAAAGATAACTCTTCTGCTTCCATCTCAAAGCCTAGGTTAGTGAAGCGTTTACTTGGACCTCTAAAGCCAACTTTAAGATTTACTAGCTCTTTAAGAACGGGGTCTTTTTCATCCTGTACAATAGGAATACCTGACCATGACCCGTAGTTAATTACAGGCTTTCCCGTCATCCAGTTATACTTGGTTGGTAGTTTTTCGTTCTCTGTGATCCAACGCCTTTGCATCTTATCAATTAAAGACACAGCCTCTTTAACCTCAACGGGTTGCCCTTCGACCATTTCAGCCCAAAAGTCTTTGACCTGTAAGGGTGCTGGTGGAACAAAGGAGCCACCAAAGTTAGTAAAAAACTTCTTCATTGAGTAGGCTTGGGCTGGGTTCTCACTTGTAAATCCCGCCGCCAAGTTTGTTATACCTTGGAAGTAAGCTTTATCTTCAACTGTACGACTAAATGCTAAAACAAGCCCCATAAGTACCTCTTGAATGTCTGAGGCATCATAGTTTTCACTGTCTAATCGGGATACGTTTCTATGTACCACTGCATCATTAAAGTTTGCGACAAGAGCAAAAGGAATGAAGTTAGGATCAAGACGTAAATAGCTAACCCACTCATCACCAAATTTAACACTGTAGGGCTGATTACCCGCTGATCTCCATGTTTGGTTTTGTGAGGGGTCTATAGGACCAGAACCAGTTATGCGTCCCTGTGCAACCAAAGAAATAGCTGTACCATAAATCATAGTACCTGTAGCCAGCTTACCTTTGGCCTCTGCAACAATAACAGGATCACTACTTGCTAGTGCTTCTCTGTACGTTGTAGACAATCTGTTAAGAACAGGTGTTCTTTGAACGGCAGTTGCTAATAGGTTTGTAGGGGTGCGAATAAAGGGCATCAATAACTGACCAGCAGTGCTGTTCTGTATTGTTTCATGCAGCTTCTTAGCAGTAGAGCCTTTTCGTAACTCTTGAGTAAACGTAACCTCACGGGCGTGTTGGAGAGCCTTAGAATACTTGAATACCCCTTTGTCATCCTTGACCGCTGCGCCTGTGGCGTCAAAAGCACCCTCAATTTCTTTAGCTACAAAGTCATCCATAGCCTTGCCTTCAAGACCTTTGCTACGGGCGGTAGCACGGGCTTCTGCAAAGACTTTAGAACGGTAGTTTATTTGCTTAAAGAACTCGTCCTCTGCACCTAATAAACGCAGGGAACCACGAGTTACCTTTCCTACACTGTCCAATAATCCACCGACAGTAGTACCTTTAGCCTCAGGCCAGTACTCACTACTGATCTTGTTCATAGCTAAGTCATCAACTTTACCCAAGGTGTCCAAGAGGTTTCTCTCAAGAACAAAGGCCCTCTGAGCCTGTACCCATGATGCAGAAATACCATCGAATAACCCTGCTATTTGATCACCAAAGAACTGACGCGCTGCGATAGTCTCTGGGTCTGCAAACATTGAAGGAACAAGCGGGTTTGTACCTAAGTAGCCCTCAATAGGTTTAAGGAAGGTTTCAATAGTACCACCACCTACGTTGGTGATGTGTGTCTTGGTGTTAAACAGGATCATAGAGCGGAATAGCTCTACAAAAGACCTACCAGCTTTTTTTGAATTGCTTTCAGCCATTTGTTTAGCAGCACGGTTAATGGCTTTATAGTTACCTCGACCCGCTGCAATAATTGTTGTTTTAATCTTTTGAAGTTCTGCAACATCACCATAGCTCTTTATTAGGGATTGGATTTCTACAACATCAACACCTGTATCACCGTTAATTGTGTTGGCATCTGCCTTCAAACGGTCAAGATCAACCACACCCTTTCTACGAAGGTTCAACGCTCGACCAAAGGCAGTCTCCTGACCTTGGGCAGCTTGGAGTAGCATATTAGATTTCTCTAGTTGCTCTAAGGTCTCCATAGTGAACTGGTTGTCGTTGATGAATTTAGGGTTCGCTACCATATCGTAGATATCGGAGTATTGCTGTTTCATAATACTCTCAACACCAGAAAGCACTATAGCAGCATCTTCAGTAGCTTTGGAGAAGGTGGTAACAACATTAGCCAAGGCCTTATTATCTAGGCCTAATAGGTCACCTACCCTAACGGCTGTCTGGTTGGTATGATCATCCCACGACTGAGTACCCTTAACGTCCTTTAAGGCTGATTTCATAGACTTGGATAACTGACCAACAGCATTGGCTAAGTCATCACCCAGACCATCAGGTGACCATGTTTTAGGGTTGTATAGCTGTGCATCGTCTAAAGCTTCACTGAGCTTTTCTGGATCAGCCTTAACCTTAGTAACTTGAGCCACTGTAGGTTTGCGGTGCTTTGGTAAATTAACACCCACTGGATCGATCTTAGCCTCTACAGTAACACTGTCTTTAGGCTTGGGTGTTGTAAAGGCATCTTCTGCGCCATCCATGAGATCATTTACAATAGCATCGTAAATCTTACGTTTGTTACCCTCAGGATACTTGATACCCGCTGCATCTGCTCTCTCCTTCAACTGCTTAACAGTCATGGATTTGTAGAGCTTTTCCTTGTCACCTTTGATCTTATCAGAGTTCAACCTGTTGATCATATCCCTTCTGAAAAGGGCGCGGTTGTTTGCCATTGTGGGTGGCCCCTGCACAGGCGGTATATCGTTAGGCTTTGTGGGATCAGGTACGCTTTCCTTGGCCCCCGCTTGTAGTTCAATCTTAGCGTTTTCTTTTACAGCCTCAAAAGTTTGTTCAGCATCTTTGATCTCAACATCTTCAGCTTTTACCGCTTCATCAAGGTCTGCCTCACCAGCAGCCTTTTCTGCCTCAAGATCATCTGGTTTTTCACCCTTATTATTTTTCCAGTTCTTAACATTTTTAATAAGTCGAAAGGCCACATCTATTGAGGCACCTAAGAAGGCATCTTCTAATGCAGCTTTCATCTTACCTTCCGCAAAACTATCGTCGCGGTCAGCTTCTAGGAAGGCTGTAACAGGGTTTGCTAGGTGTTCATTACTTTCTATGAAATCAGCTAGGCGTTCCTCATAAGGGTTTGCCACAATAAAAGTACCAACGGCACTTTGTCGGGCAGCATTGAAAACACCCTGCTTACCCTTTGCTTTGCCACTACCCATAAGGATTTTACCAATGAAGTTACCACCCCATCGGAGTTTACCAGCACCTACAAAACCAACACCAAACTGTGTGATGTCCTCAATAACCTGACCACCCAAAGTCTGAGGTCTCTCAACATTAGGTATGATGGGTGTTCTTGGTTTTGTGTGATCATAGAGGTCCCAATCAGTGAATGGTATATATTCTACTGCTAGATCAGCACCCCTCTTGCCCAACTGGGCAGTCTCTTCCGCTGCATCTCTAAAGCCTGATGTAATACCTTTAACTGCATCTGAAGAGTAGTAGGAAGCTGATCCTTTATAAGTGACTTGATTATCAATTATTGACTGAGCGTCCTCGTCAAGGGACCAGCCATTATTTTCTGAACCCATTAATTAGGTATCCTTTTCATATTCTCTTTTAAAACCTCATAGAAGACGGCAGGGATTTCTTGACCATCAGGAAGAAGACCATCCCAAAATGCGAACCATAGAGGTTTTGTTTTAGCGAGGTAGCTGTCTAAATCATCCGACATAGTTACACCAAATTTCTCTGGGAACTTTGCGGCTCTTGTAGCAATGAAATTGACTACTGTCTTAGACCTAACAAGCTGTTGTTTCTCTAAAAATTCTTGCTGTCTTTGTTCCCGCTGCCTTGCAACTTCAGCCAAAGCCTCTTTCTTCTTTTTAGCTGTAAGACGTTTAAGATCAGCCGCTGCCGCTGCTTTATCTGCGTCTGCTTCTAGTGCTGATAATTGTTGTGCCTCTGCCATTCTCAGGTCACGTAGGACCTTCCGCATTTGACGCTCATCTTGCCTTGAAACTGGGGCAACAGCTTCATCTTGCTTACCAGCTTTAGGTAGTTGTGCCTTAGAGGATGCTGGCATCATGGAAGTCGCACTCTTAGGTGCCACACCAGTATTCACAGCACCATCTGGTGATGAACTACCCATGCTAGGAGATTGCATGGATGATGTAGGGGAGACCATAGACGGTGAAGCCATATCAACACCCTCTGGTGCCGTGTTAGGTCCTACACGCTGTATGATGTCTCTGAGTTGCTGCTCGTTAATATCAGGGAACACCTTTTGTACCTGTGCTGCAATAGCGTTGGTATCAGAGAGGTCATAGCCCGATAGAACACCAGATATTAGTTCTATTTGTTCATCAGAGGCATCGTAGATTAGCTCACTAGCTACGTTTGCTACTGCTTCTGCTTCAGCCGCTGTTTCCGCTTCTTGATCCTCTATTGCTTGCTGATCAGCCTTTTGTTGTGCATCTACCGACATGGCATCGTACTGCTCTTGGCTTACCATCCTCATAAGGATGCTAGGGGGTACTTCAGCACCGCTCTCTTGCCTAGTATCTGTCTCCGCTGGCTCAAATGGTTCAGCCTCAAACGCAACAAAGTCTGGTTGCATTGTTTCTAGCATCAACTTTGCTAAGTAGGTGTCTGGGTAGTCTAACTTGTACTGTGCCACCTTCTCTGGGCCGTGCATTTCAATGGCGTCTAGCTCATTCTCATCTACTACGTCCTGATCTTGATCAGAAAGTGCGGTTCCAGAAAGTTCCTTTTGCTGACGCTGTGCTTCAGCTTCTAGTTTTTCAATGCGTTCAGCTTCCTCAATAGGACCTTGAACTCTAATATGCTCACTGAAAAGTGCAGCAAGCTCAGTCTCATTAAGACCCATCTCTTGCATCATCACCCAAGCCTTAGAGGTTTCCCAAGACTGTAGGGTGCCACCCTCACCAGTTTTGACTGAAGTGTATTCATTCATAATTTTATGAATTTCCTCAATCGACATATCACTAAAGGGTGTAATATCCCCTTCTTTCCAAGTTACATCATAACTAAGCTTGTTAGGTGGTCTTGAGACCTCAAGAGCAGCCTGTTCTGGGGGTAAAACTGGAATGTGGGATGTATCTTGAATTTGAACGTCAGACATTCCTTGATCTGTTAGTGTTGTTGTTCTCTCTGCTTCTATTTGAATGTTATCAGCAATAGCTTGAACTTCAGATGCTTTGTTTGAAATCGCATCCCTGCGATCATTAAACCCACCCTTCTTTGTTTGCTCCGCTTCAAGTCTTTTCAATAACTCATTTTTAAACGATAAATTACCCTCACGGCTTCCTAGGCCATCAGAGTAAGTTTTATCACCTAAAAGCTCCATTAAAACAGAATTAGCTGAGAACTGAGCATCGGCAGCTAGTTGGTCATATGCACTTCTACCTGTTGCAGTCATCATCAACTGTTGAAGTTTAGTAGGTTCTTCGACCCGTGTTACATCAGAAACAAACTGTGCGACAAAATCAGCACCCAAGACACTCGCTAAAGAACCAGCACGGCTTACTGTGTCTGTAGCTGCATTTAATGCGTTAAAGTGTTGGGACGATAAAAGGTGACTGCTATCTAAAACATCTTGTGATGTAAGCGTACCCTTCTCCGCTTTTTGACTTAGTTTGTTAAAGGTATCTGTATCAGTTGTGACTAAACGACGATCTTGGTCTATAATTTTTAATTGGTTGTAGTACGGTGCAAAGTATGGGTTTTGATGTGCATTTTCTAGTTCAGCCGATACCGCTGCATCATTGAAAAAATCCTTACCTTTGTAAGAATTATGCATCTTCACAAATTCTTGGTAGAAAGTCTTGGCTTGGTTTCTTTGTTCGTCCTCGACCTCAGTATCTTTCTCTCTCTCCAAACGCTCAATCTTATTATCTACCTTATCGTCTAGCTGTTGTAGATATAAGGAACCCTTACCTGTTTGACCGTATGTACCACCTTTGACCTTTAGGTCTCTTAAAGCGTCTTGGTAAAGCTGGGTGTCTGCAATAGTCTCATCGCTCATTGCTAGGGCCGTGAGGTGGTCAATGGCCCCCGCGATTGCAGCGGCTGGATTAAGACCATCTTTGATAACACCCTCAATTACTTTGTTTACACTTTTGATATAGCCTTTGGGTTGTAGCTCACCTTGCTCTGACAAGTTACTCTCGTAAGCAGCAATCATATCGCTAGGAATGAGATCAAGACGGGCTTGCTTTGCTCTCTTAATCTTATGCTCATAGTGCCTCTGGCCTACGATGTTTGCATAGTTCTCAGCCCGTGGAGCGAACTCCGCTGCAAACAATTCTGGATCATAATCAGCTAGGCCATTCTCAGTAATAAAAAGGTCCTGTGATTGAGCAATGAAATCTGAGACATCAAAGCCAGCATTATCTTTTCGCTGGCTCCACTCTTCCACCATCTTGGAACCAAACTCACGGGACTTCTCTTTGAGAATACCTGACGTAAGACCCTTAATGAAGAAGGGGCTTTGTACCAGATCAATTTCACCAGACTTGATTGCCTTGCGGAAGTTCTCACGGGCATCTGGGTCTGCATCTAGGTACTGCCTCATACCTTCTGCTAAATCTGTTTTGTTTTTCTTTTGTATTTGCCCATCAAAGAACTCTGATAATTTAGGTTCAAAGCTTGCTAACGCATTAGCAACCTGTAGGCCCTTACTATTTCTATCGACTTGATTACCTACCGAACTATAGGTGTCTACAGGTCTGGCAACGACCCTTAAACCTTTGTTCATGCCCCGCAGGGAAGAGGTATCAACTCCTACACGTTGTGCCATTATATTTCCTTGTTATTTAATTATGCGCCTGTTCCAACACTGCCTAAGTCAGACCAAGTGTTTCCCAGATCAGCAAATAAATTACCGCCATCTGTCTGGTCTGAATATCCACTTGCTGCACTCATTGCCGCACCCGCTATTGCCAAGTTTCTGGCTGCTGGGCTTGGGAATTGAGGTTTAGGTAGATTGTTAATTCTACTTTCAGTCTGAGCCTTAACTTGTAGTTTATCGGATTGGCCCTGCATATATAAGTTAGCTAGGTTTGTGTTTGTTGTTCCGAGGTTTTGGGTTTCTGTTCTACCAATATCTCTGACTAGGTGATCAATACCCAATCCAGAAACACCTGCTTCACCCGCAGATGCTAAGGTCCTTGCCTTTAACTTTTGAGCCTCAATTACTGTTGCCATCCTCTCGTCTACGGCAGCATCAGCCTCTTGTTCTAATCTTAAATTAATACCACGGTTCTGCATTTCAGCGGCTCTGATTGCCTGAGTAGTATTTATTCTATTTTGTTCTTGTTGTTGTAGTGCTTGGTTTTTCTGAGCGTAATAGCTCTGGTTGGCTGCTTCTGCTTGCAGCGCAAAGGAAGCAACCGCCATCATCGTTGGGTCACACATTTTGTTTTATCCTAACAAATTCGTAAAAAGGGGAACGGCCTACCCCGTGGTGGGGTATGTACCTAATTAATGAGAAACCTAAGTATTTTAGCCACCTAATAGAACTAAGGTTATCTGAGGAAACGTAGTTAAATAATAAATTATATTTATCACCGTGTTCCTTTAACCATTTCTTAGATAAAGGAAGCAAACTCTTAGCGTTTCTCCTTAAATTATAGGTCCCTAGCATCCAAGGAACACCTATATTCCCGCCATCCACCACACCGCACATCGCAACTATTTCATCATTTACTCTTATTGTATCTGATACACCGTCTAGGTTTATTGAGGTTATCAGGGCTTGGTAGGGGTCTAAACCGCTAGATGCCTTAACTTCTTTTAAGTCTATGTGCCTCATACTGGGTGCCATTTTCTGGCAATCTCTAAATGTGGATGGTGTAAATGTAATCACTATATTCTCTTACTTCTTAGGTGATATGTTCCTTCCCATTCTGCACTCTGGAAAGAGGCAGGGTGAAAAGTTGAGCTATAAAGTTTGACGGATACGTTTGAGCTTTCAGCCATTATGGGAATGGGGAAAGAACCAGTTTTAATACCTATAGTTCCTATAGTATTACTACTGTCTAAAGCTGTACCAGTGAACTGCTTTACAGAAGCTGTTTGCCCCTGTCTGGACACGCTAGTGTCAAAGGAAGCTGTAGAGCTAAATAATACATTAATGTATTTTAACTGTAGCCTTCCAATACTAACTGGCTTCTCATCTTGCTTTAGTACAACTGGTGAGAACTCATATAGAAACGTATAAGGTATACCTGTATATACTACCTCAGGTGATTGGGTATATGTTCCATCACCCGCTGTTATCCCGTCAAGCACGGTAGCTACTTCACTATTTTCATTTAGGATATTACCTGAGGCAGAAACGGGTGTACCACCACTATAAGGTAATACATCTGTAGATGATGTTCTTTTAAAGCGTCTGTCTAAGTTTATACCAAAGGTGCCTGTATCAGCCAAAGCATTGTCGGTACTAAGGTTAATAGTCTCAATAGCTATTCCTTCAGCCCTCTGTACCAACAGGTAAATAAGAGAATTATCTATTTCTATGTTAAGAATATTAGAGCCAAAGGTCCAAGTAGACCATGAGGCTTGAAGCTTCTCATTACCCTGCCAGTAGTAGGAATAAACGTAAAACTGCTGTCTATTGCCTGATGTACGAACCAGTAAGATATCCTCATTAGATGATGCTATTAACTGTGTCACCTGACCTGTAAGGTACTCAGGTACATGGGCTGTAATATCGGAAGCATCGTTGGTGTCATTTTCTGCTTGTACAAAATATTCACGCACCCCTGACCACACACCCTTTAGTGTTGGAAAGAATACATACTTACCAGCGGCGGCGGGACGTGAGTTTAAAGAGGCCTCAAACTGGGTTGTAACATCTACTGAAATTGTTGAACTTGAGAAAATATCTGTGTTTGTAACCTTGAACTGTGTGAGGTCAGAAAACAGTATGAGACTTTCATTAAATGGTACTGCATACTTCAAGATACTGACTGTGCTG